CGTTTCTCTCATAACCAACAACACCAGTATAACTCACACGTGGCTTCCAGTATTTTCGTCTATTGCCTATTTCATCTGGATTTGTGCCATCATTGTTATATGTTGTGCTGAGTGCTTCGTATCCACTTGTCGGCAGAATGCTATCGTCTTTTCTCCAGTTGTTTCGATAATGAACAATGGTTCTTAATGCTCTTTCTTTTGATCCATATTTCTTTTTAATCAGTGCTTCAAAATCTTCATCAGTTGTTGTACCAACATCGTGATAAGGATCATTGACATCATTCGCAAGATAGATTAGCCAATCTAGCTCTGAGAAATTATAATAGTTATATGCTAGAGTTGGTAAATCATCACCATCTTCCAATTTCCATTCATAGAAAGTTCTGTATAGTTGTTTGACTTCATCTGTTAATTTAATTCTTTTCATCAAATTAACAGCGGTCTCGTTATTATATGATACGAGAGGAAACTTTTTAAAGAAATCTATATGTCTTGTAGTCATTACACATCATCCTGAGTGAAGATTTCTGTTTCTTTAAATGTAATCGAGAGATTGACGGAAACTGGTGCACCATCTTCATGATATGCTTGCGCGTCTGGTGCATAATCTATCCCAAGATCACCAATCATACATTTTTTGAATTTCATGCCTATTTCATTTTGCCCGCCAATTAGAGGCTCGACAAAATCAGGATATCTTAAAATTGCGCCATCAGCCTTGGGCAGTGTTGCTTTTTTTAATTCATTAATCACACTTTTTAGTACAGTCGCGTCAGTTTTGCTGAGAGGAACCAAGTGCCAATTCCAAGTAAATGTTCTGAGATTGACGCCTTTGAAGAACACAGTAGAGTGTGGATTTGGAATAGCGCCAGCAAGTTGATCCGCGAGTCCAGCAACTCCTTCTCCTCCGAGAGCAGAAGCGCCGCTTGTTGCAAATTGCTGAAGTTTCATTTTTACACTATCGCCCATTTTACTTTGTACATCTGGATCCTGTGCAGTTTGCATGAAGGTTTTTGCAAGCTGATCAAACTGTTCTGGTTCGGCGCCAGCAGCTATCGAATCTTGAACCACTCCCATCAGTTGTTGCATTACGCCGCCTTTTCCTGACAATGATTGTACAGCAGTTCCAACGATAACACCATAATCTTTTGCATCATAGTTTACAGAAAACATTTCCATTAGTTGTTTTGGTAAAGGCAAAAATATTTTTGTAGCATTTGTTATATTGCCTGGCGCAAAAGCATTATCTCTATTATATTTGTAAAAATACAACTCGATCCAAGATTTTGCTTGACTTGTAACATCACTAGGAAATGCAAGACCAGCATAATTAAAATCTTTTATTCCCAAAAGTTTTTGTTTAGCATTCTCAATTTCTTTCACAGGATTATTTTTACCTGCTTTTGGCAATCTGTTTACCAACTTACCGAGATCAGTTGGTGTCGCTGAAGATACTTGATCAATTGGCAATTTGTTTGTAACAGCAGACGATACTTTATTGGTAATCAACCCTTTGATCGTATCAGTCGATAATCCTGCCGCAGACAATGCGGATGAAAGCGCACTAGATACATTAATAACTGAAGCTGTTGTATTATCAACACCAGCAAGTGGATTTGTCAGATTACCAGTAATATTTCCTGCCGCGCCTGAAATTCCAGTAACACCAGACAATGCATCTAATTGTGATTTCTGCGAGATTGACAGGCTTGTTTTGAGTTGTCCTACTTGTGGTGATAAATCACTGAACGTGTTGATAGTATTGAGTGCTGTTGTAGCTTGACTCGCAACTGTATTAACATTAACTGTGTTTTTGACATAATTGTTGACCGAGTTTGATACTGCACCCGTAACTTTCTTTGTCAGATCGATAGCCATTTGATTTTCCTGTTATAAATAATTCTATGGTACAGACTTATAAAGGCGTTTTTAAACCTAATAATCCTAGCAAATACCGTGGCGATTTTACTAATATTATTTATCGCTCGCGGTGGGAACTATTGTTTATGTCTTATTTAGACAAACATCCAGATGTTTTACAATGGTCTAGTGAAGAAATTATTATTCCTTATCGATCACCGATCGATGGACAGTTGCATCGATACTTTCCTGATTTCTGGATAAAAAAGCGCACCCGTAGTGGCAAAATAAATGTCACTGTCGTAGAGATTAAACCCTACGCGCAAACAAAGGAGCCTAAAGTACAGAAAAGACTCTCTAAGTCCTATTTATACGAGGTTAAAACATGGGGTATAAATAGTGCGAAGTGGAAAGCCGCGCGTGAGTTTTGTAAAGATAGAGGCTGGGAGTTTATGATTATGACAGAAAAGGAACTGGGAGTCTAATGGCAACATACATTTTTCAGAGGATTGCAAAGGAAGGTAGTGCCGCTGGTATTACTCCTGGCACAGAAGAAGCGCGTGACTGGTTTCGTGATCGCGCCCAACAAGTTCGCTCAGTCAATCCAAACAGAGAACTGAGGAATACTTCACGACTCTATAATAAACTAGTAACGACTGACATTGGTCGAATGTACATGTTCAGTTATGATCCAAAACATAAAGAGACATTACCATACTACGATAGATTTCCTCTCATATTTGTGTTAGATAAATACAAAGACGGCTTTCTTGGAATGAATATGCACTATCTTCCTCTCATGTACAGAGCCAGATTAATGGATAAATTGTACGATATTGAGCGAGATGACAGACTGCGAGATAGTAAAAAACTAAGGTTGACTTATTCATTCTTAAACAGTGCGGCAAAATATAATTATTTTAGACCTACTGTGAAACGATATCTGTCTAATCATTTAAGATCACGATTGCTATACATTCCATATGAAGATTGGGACACTGCTCTGTTCTTGCCGACTGAAAGATTCAGAAAGGGCAAGAAATCAAAAGTCTGGAATGAATCAAAACAAATCATAAGAAACGGATAAAAAAATGCCATTCAGCGTAGAAAAGTTTAAGCAAGAAGGTACTGCAAAAGGCTCAATTAAGCCGAGTAGCTTTGAGTGCTGGATATTCGGAGGCACATTCTCTGGCGCGATGCACTCGTATAGAGCGGAAGCACTATCGCTCCCTGGTGCCGCATTTGCGAATATCGACAACTATAAACCTTACTCAACGGGCGCGGCATATACGGTTCCTTATTCGTATAATCCACAAGAAATAACGATTACATTTACAGTCGATGAAGATGGTTCGATTCTAAAGAATGTTAATGATTGGGTGAATAAAATTGTCGATATTAAAGGCGATAGACTTTACTATCCTGGTTATTATAGAGACTACGCAACGGGTGTTATCGAGATCAGAGTATACAAACCAGACGGCGGTCTATCCAAAACATATAAACTTTATGAATGTTATCCAATTGCTGTCGATCAGATGCAGATGGCATGGAGTAACCAAGACGATCTTGCGAGATTGAATGTAACATTTAAATATCTGAACTACACAATTACGTAATAATGGAGAAACATTATGGCACTTCCTAAAATTAATATTCCCACGTTTGAATTGACACAGCCCTCGACAGGTATGAAAATTCAGTATCGTCCATTTTTGGTGAAAGAAGAAAAAATTCTTCTCACTGCTAGAGAGTCGGACGATGCGATTGATCACATTCGAGCAGTAAGTCAAATCATCAATAACTGCGTCATCAGCGAAGGCTTTGATGTCGATGATATTCCTATTTTTGACATGGAATACATCTTCGTTAAATTGCGTTCCGCATCCATTGGCACAACAGTAAAGTTCTCAGTGAATGATAGTACTGACGGTCAACGCCATGAACTTGAAATTAATCTTGATGAGATCGAAGTACAGTTTGCAGAAAACCATGATAAAAAAATTCAGATTAATGATAAAATTGGTATGCAAATGAAATACGCTACTCCTAAAATTGCTGAGAAAGTAACTGGCGGTACAAATAGAACTGACGTTGTGTACTCAACAATCATGGAATGCATTGATTTTGTTTACGATGAAGAAGAAGTTTATCCTTGGAACGAATCAACTGACATTGAAAAGAGAGAGTTTCTTGATAACTTGCCTGTTGAAGCGTATGAAAAAATTGAACAATTTTTCAACACTGTTCCGAAGATTGAGCATGTTGTCGCATATACAAATAATAATGAAGAAGAAAAGAGAGTTGTGTTCCGCTCGGTCGAAGATTTTTTCTACCTTGCCTAGGACATATGTCTCTCTACGGTTATTA